ATCTTAATCTTGGACCTCTTGTTAATAAATTTCTTGCTTCTAAGTCTAGCGACAAAGCAGCAGTTGTTTCCTTACTTGACAAGATATGTCAAGAAAAATTGGAACCATTTATCGAGAAGAGTTATCAGGAGTTGGCGACGTACGTTTCGGCGTACGAACAAAAAATGAGTATGAAGCGAGAGAACATCGCTGACAGAGGTATATGGACTGCCAAAAAGAGATACATATTAAATGTATGGGACTCAGAAGGAGTTAGATATAAAGAACCCAAGATGAAAATCATGGGTCTTGAAACAGCAAGGAGTTCTACTCCTGCATATTTTAGGGATAAATTGTATGCAGCATTTAAAATTATTATCGGCAAGACAAATGATGAACTTATCAATTTTATCAATGATGTCCGAACAGAAACCAAAGAAAGACCCTACGAGGAAGTCGCCTTTCCCAGAGGAGTTAACAACCTTGCCAAGTACCGTCACCCAAAGGAAATCTATCAAAAAGGAACACCCATCCACGTAAGGGGTGCCCTACTTTACAATCATTACGTAAAGCACTATAATATAGAAAACAAACATCCTCTCATCCAAGAAGGTGAGAAGATCAAATTCATGTATCTTAAAACACCAAACCCAATTCACGAGAATACTATTAGTTTCTTTGGTGAATTACCAAAAGAGTTTGGTATAGGAAAATATGTGGATTACCAAACACAGTTTGAGAAATCATTTCTCGAACCACTGAAGAACGTGCTACAATGTATTGGTTGGACACACGAAAAGACTATTTCAATTAGTAATTTTTTTGAATGATTATGTACAATTTTATGAGGATGAATTAATGGGATTCTTGGATTCTGTAATTAAAGACAGTGGGAATGAATTTGCTGGATTAGTTAGTGAAGGAGTTGCTGCAGGTGATATTACTAATTACGTTGATACTGGAAGTTATATTTTTAATGCTCTGGTTAGCGGTTCTATCTATGGAGGTCTTCCTGCTAATAAAGTTACTGCACTTGCAGGAGAGTCAAGCACAGGTAAAACATTTTTTGCTTTGAGTGTGGTTCGTAACTTTCTTGAATCTAATCCTAAAGCTGGAGTGATTTATTTTGAAACTGAATCTGCTATTTCTCGCGAGATGATTGAGTCTCGTGGTATTGATAGTAAACGTATGGTTCTTTTTCCTGTAGCTACTATTGAGGAGTTTAGAACTCAAGCTTGTAGAATTCTTGATAAGTATCTTAAAGAACCTAAAGACAAACGTGAACCTATGATGTTTGTTCTTGATAGTCTTGGTATGTTATCTACATCTAAAGAGATGGAAGACATTGCTAATGACAAACAAGTTCGTGACATGACTAAATCACAACTAATCAAAGGTGCGTTTCGTGTTCTTACACTTAAACTAGGTCAAGCACAAGTACCTATGCTTGTCACAAATCATACATATGATGTAATAGGATCATATATGCCTACAAAAGAGATGGGTGGTGGCACAGGACTTAAGTATGCTGCATCAACTATCATCTACCTTACCAAAAGTAAAGAACGTGACAGTAAGAAAGAAGTTGTAGGAAATATTATTAAGTGTGAAGCTAAAAAATCTCGTTTAACAGTGGAGGGAAGTAAAATTGCAACACGTCTATTTTTTGACGAACGTGGACTTGACAAGTACTACGGACTATTGGAATTGGGTGAACAATATGGGGTCTTCCAACGGGTGGGCAATAGGATTCGCATTGGTGAATCTTCTGTTTATCCTTCTGCTATTCTTGCCAGTCCAGACAAATACTTCACAGAAGAAGTAATGGAAAAACTGGAGGAGGCAGCTAAGAAGGAGTTTAGTTATGGAGGTTGATAAAATTTTATTTGGCGATTGTCGTGAGACTTTAAAAGAGTTTAATGGCAAGGTGAGGACGTGTGTAACATCTCCACCATATTATGGACTACGTGACTATGGAACTGCTACTTGGATAGGAGGAGATCCTAATTGTGATCATAAAAGAAAAGGTAAGCAAGGTTCAAATTGTATTACTGGACATAAAAATCATGACACAATGGGTGGTGTAGGAGATTACATATACAAAAGTGTTTGTCCTAAGTGTGGTGCAGTAAGACAAGATAGTCAAATTGGATTGGAAGAAACTCCAGAAGAGTATATTGATAATCTAGTGTCAGTATTCAGATCAGTTCGTGATTCATTAACTGATGATGGAACTTGTTGGGTAAACTTAGGAGATAGTTATTACAACTATAGACCTGGCAAAGGTCAATCTTATCCTAAACAAACTGTGAGTAAAACGAAACAAGATCTACCAGAATTATGCAATAAACGAGGAAATAAATTAGAAGGATTAAAAGAAAAAGATTTAATCGGAATCCCTTGGATGTTCGCATTTGCTATGAGGGCAGATGGGTGGTATCTAAGACAGGATATCATATGGCACAAACCAAATCCAATGCCTGAGAGTGTGAGAGACAGGTGTACTAAATCTCATGAATATATATTTTTGTTTAGTAAAAATAGAAAATACTATTACGACAATGAAGCAATCAAAGAACCAGTTAAACAAGATTGGGGAACAAGAAACAGAGACAACGGAAAATACCACAACGAAGGAACAGGACTCCAACCGCATAGCGGACTTACAAAAAGCTATACAACAAAGAATAAACGATCTGTCTGGACAGTAACTACAAAACCATATAAAGGAGCTCACTTCGCAGTATTTCCAACCGACTTAATAGAACCATGTATTAAAGCAGGAAGTGAAGAGGGAGATGTAGTTCTAGATCCATTCATGGGATCAGGAAC